CATAGGGATAATGCCGCCGTCCGGTTCCAGTGCCACGCCGTACACATAAAACGTTTCAATCAGGTCGTTGCCGTGTACTCTGTATTCCCCAAAGTCCTGATTGGTCTTACAGTCCTGGACAACGTTGCTGTCCGGTTCATGTGTCGCAACAAATCCGCCCCCTTCACCGCGCGGCTTGAATTCCACAAAACAGTGCTTGGTGGTGGCAGGAACAAACGCGATTCCTTCCGGGTATGCTTCGCCTGTCGCGGAGTTATATAGCCATCCCGGACGAAGTTCTTTGTTTTCGTCTAGGGCAGGGCTTAATGCTTCCAGGATCGCAAGCCAGGGGATCGAGTAATCGTCTTGTGTCTGATTCTCAAAACCGGTTGTGCCGTACTCTTCAAAACCGGTTGCCAGATCAGTACTTTCTTTTTGCGCTACGGCGGTTTCTTTCTTAGCCATTTTAAATTTCCTTTTGATGTGTTAAATAAGTGATGCTTATGGATTATTTCGCTGGATCTACCTTAGCCAGCCGTTGCCTATGAACACCAAATGTTTCCATCGGTATTTCTCTACCCTCTTCCAGCATTTCACGGACAAACGCTGCCAGTGTCTGAGGGTGTACTTTCCGGTTATCTGTAACCGGGAATTTCTCACGAAGCTCAGCAAGAAGCTGCTCCTCATCTTCGGTCAATTGCTCCTTTTCCAGGTCTGCTACCACACTTCGTTTAATGATGTTGTCGTGTCCATTCTCGATTAACCAAGACATCGCTTCAGGTGCATTCTTCGCGGAAATTGATGCGCGTATCGTTTCCTTTAGTGATATCTTCATGCCATTTTTAAAGGCGAAAGAATCTACCTCCAATTCTTCCATCAGGTCTGGTAGTTCTACCTCCGCAATATGCGCCAGTTTTTCCTTCCAGTTCTTTAGGCGTTCTTCTTCTTCAGCGACATATCGCTGAGCTTCCAGCATCAGTTCTGACAGGTCCTGCAGCCTCTTCAAGTCACTCATGTCTTTTCTCCTTGTGTGTTATCTGGTATATGCTGATTTTACGCGGATCAATATAAAAGTCAAGTTTTTTTAGTGCACTCATCTATAAACGTACACGTAAGTGTATTTTCCTTTTGTTTTATGGTAGTACGCGTCACCTGTGTTTAGCGCATGTATTAGCCGTTCAGCAAATGGTTTTATCTTACCCTTATACTTAGTTCTTATTGCTTTGTCGTGGTACCTACGACCCCCATATACTATTACTTTAGCGCCTGGAATCTCTCCAACCATTTCAAAATTACTGGCACGGTAGACAGTTCCCACGTGGTTGTATTCTTTGTCAGCGTAAGAAACAACCTTCCGACCCCCCCAATCCTCTTTTAACAGACGTAGAGATCGACCTATAAAATAACTTTCAGTATTTTTTGGGGTATCGTCTACACAACATAACCTCCTAAGCTCTATCACACTATCAGGAGAATCAGAAAACTTTTTCCACTGGTTCGCCATAGCCATCCTTCCGTAAAATAACGCGCCCTTTATCTCCTCTCCATGCCGTAACACGTAACAGTAATCTGCAATACACCCATTAATACTTCCAGAATAGTGCCACTTTTCTATAAATGGCTCAACTACTATACGAGTAGACTTTTCAACTTTCCAATCCCGTTTAAGGCTCATATCCATTCCTTTAGTTCGTCTCCGGTTATTTGGCTTGCTATGTCGTACTTCCTGCGCAGCGCGTCGACAATCTTTTCATCGATCGAATCTTGGGCAACCATGTCGATATACAGAACCGAGTTATTCTGTCCTATCCGGTGGTTGCGGTCTTCGGATTGTTGCCGCTTGATCAGCCGAAAATTGTTTGAATAATAAATCGTCGTTTTTGCCTGGACAAGTGTCAAGCCCTCAGCGCCTGCCAATGGGTTGGCAATAAATACCTTGTGATCTGGGCTAGTCTGGAACAGGTGCTTAGACCGGTTCTTTTCTTCTGCCCCCAGGGAGCCATCATAGCGAAGCGGATTGAATTCCTTCAATGCGTTACAAAGCATGTCAATATTATGGACGAAACTGGCCCAGATAATGACCTTATGCTGTGCTTGGGCCACGATCTCATAAGCCTGGGCCAATCGGTCGTCCGTGCCGTCAAACGTTTTTATTTCGCCGCTATCCATCTTTAAAAATCCTGATGTGATTTGGTGCAGCTTCATTAAGGTGGCAAGCGCTATGTCCGTAGTACAGGTATCGCCGTTTATTATCAGGAAAGCATTGTTTCGCATGTCTTCGTATGCCTGGCGTTGTTCTCTGCCCATCTCCACATAGCGCTTTGTGTATAGCTTGGGCGGTAGATCAAGAATGTCTTTCGTTAAGCGGTTGCCCAAGGTATTGAAGCGGGTCTTCAGTTCTTCCAGGTTACGGTGATTCACCAGGACAGGGTAGCACCGCTCCCGCTCTTCCTTCTTATTGCGGGGCGGACCCAGGTGGCGGAAGCGGGGTTTTATTTCCATCTTCCATACCCCGTATCGAGTTTTAAATTCTGCAAAGGTTACCAGTCCATGCCTGGGCCAGAAATCGGGGTCACATGCAGCCATTTGGGAATATATGTCGAACGGGTTGCCGTCGGTCGGTGTACCAGTCATAACCCTGCGGAACTTCGCCCCCCTTGATAACCCTCTAACCTTCCTCGTAATTCCTGCCTTAGGCGTCTTGATGTAGTGGGATTCGTCAACAATAAGCAAGACTTGACGTTCTGATAGAACGCGGTTGACGTAGGTGTAGCCCCCGGTGGTCGCTACGGCATCGTAACTTATGTTCAGCCAGCCTATACCCTCATGGCGAAGCAGTTTTTCGAGTTCCAGTTTGTGAGACTTGTTCTTGGCCTTTGCTGTCTGGTAGCAGAAATAGCGCATGTCGTCCATTAAAACGTCAGCAGCATGCTTGGGTATTTCGTCAGTGTGCCAGTTCCGGTGAACGCCGTTCGGTGCGATGACGACCACAAAATCAATATATCTTTTCGTCCAGAGGATGGCAGCGTTGTTTATACAAAGAGCTGTCTTCCCCGTACCCATTTCCCAGGAATAAAATCGGTTGAAATCTTCCCCATGCTTTTGGAGTTCAGCTAGCTGATGGGGGAAAGGTTGTAATTTAAACATAGTTGTCCTTTAAAATTATGGTAAAGGTTAGAGCATCACCAAAGGGCGGCGGTGCTTGCGTCTTGTGTCGTCCGAGGCCACGCGGCCCAGGCGGATGCCGCCTGGTAGTGCATAAACCGCTTCTACACCGTCCTCCTTGTGTATGCGCATTGAGCATTGGTGGTTTTCTGTCGTGAGGGTCTTAGCCGTTCGGCTTTTTACTGTGAACGTGACACCCATTCCGAAGTACTTGCAACCTTCATGGAACCGTTCGGGACTTACGTCTTTTTTTGACTCCGGGGTCATTTTCCCGGTGGTTTTCATGTTCAGGTAGAGGTTTTTTACCTGCTCCGGGCCAATTTTTGAGTCCAAAATGTTGCCGTTTGCCTTGCAAAGGAACAAAAAAACGGCTTGCCCGTCCACTTTTTCAGTTAAAAAGTGCCTGTAAACCCTCCTACGACACAACAATGAGCCGTTTTTATGTGGGTGCGCGGTGATTTTTTTGCCTGAATTACGATCAAAAACCTTCATTTTTTACCTCCAAATTGTGAATTTTCGTATAAGTTTACCGGGTTTCGTGGAGAAAGGCAATACATTGCTATGTCCATAAGGTTCAAAAGAATAGTGTTTGCGTCTTTTTGGTTTTCTTGCGGGTTGACAAAAAGAAGAATAGTTTCATATGTTTCTGTGTTTAAGAAAAGTCGAATATTACTTTGGTTTTGGTCGAACGACACTAATTATTCTTTATGTCTTGTGAGGTTAGGGGGCCCAACAAGAAAAACCGTGTTTTGAAAAAAATAAATTCCTGTGCAAAATCCACCAGAAAAACAAGGCATTTTATATACCCATATATATATTTAGGGGTTAGTCTTTTTACCTTAGTAGGGTTTTGAGATTTAAGGGTTTTTTCTTTCCCAACGGATTTCCAAAAGTAACAAAATAAAATGAGAAGTAAGTAAGGTGCTGAAAAGGCTAAAGAAAAAACAACCTAGTACAGGAAAAACCGATTCCATTCTTATCGAGAAAAAATCAAAAGTGTACTTTTGCCGAAGAAAAACAATACAAATAGGGTAGAAAAGTGAGCTAAGTTAAATTTAAGGTAGAATGTACTCCCTAAACCGTTCTATTGGGCCTACTACCCGTATAATGTAAAGATCAAATAAAGGAGAAAAGGAAATGAACTTCAAATCTCATAGGTTGGATGCTTCCACGATGGAGCATCCAGGGTATAGAAAAGGAACCGTTGCCGGGGCGCTAGCGTCCGTCCTTGGGCCGCTGCCAGTAGGTGAGGGGGTATTGATTGAATCGTGTGTTGATTCGTTTGGGCGTGAGCAAGGCTTTAAGAAGATCCGGGACAAGCTGGAATATCTGTTGAAAGAGCGCAGCATGGACGACGGATTCCGGGGTGTGAAGTTTATGACCCGTATCAGAGATACGGCAATAATGATCAAGAAGGTTGCGCTTTAATCTTCACGGGAAGCTGCATCTTGTATTATAATCTTGTGATTATTTTAGATATTGGCTCGTTAATATGGTGAACGGGAGACCTACAAAGTATAAGAAGGAGTATGACGAACAGGCTAGAAAGCTTTGTCTGTTAGGAGCGACGTTTGCGGAGTTGGCTGACTTTTTTGAGGTGGCGCAGTCCACAGTGAAGTTATGGGCGGTTCAACATTCCAGCTTTTCGGATGCCCTAAAGGTAGGCAAGGAGCATGCCGACGATAAGGTAGAACAGTCGTTGTACCATCGCGCAATGGGGTACAGCCACCCGGAAGACGTGGTGAAGGTAGTGTACGGACAGATAGAGATAGTCAGGATCATGAAGCACTATCCGCCGGACACTACGGCTTGTATCTACTGGACTAAGAACCGACGGCCCGAGAAGTGGAGACAGAACACCGAAGGACAAGCCACAGGCGGGGATTTGTCGGAGGCTGTGACTAAGCTGATAGATAAGCTTCCAAATTAATTCATGGGGAAGACCGGAAACCTTGTACTGGATCGCCAGTTATCCCGGTGGTACGGACTCATAGACCATCCGGTTCAACTGGAGCTTGTAAAAGCAGTTGATGACGGCATAAGGTTTCCCCTCGTTCCGGCAGGTCGTCGATCGGGCAAAACGGAGCGGTTCAAAAGGTTTTTAGTGAAACGCGCCAACCTACACCCCGGCCTGTACTTCGCAGCCTCTCCAACCTACCCCCAAGCTAAGAAAATATTTTGGAAAGACGTCAAGGAATTGTCTCTCTCTATTACGCACGACAGAAAGCCCAGCGAATCAGAACTACAGGTTTATTTCCCCAATGGTTCTGAGATTCACATCCTTGGGCTAGATAAACCGGAACGTTTCGAGGGAGTGGCGTGGACCGGAGGGGGAATAGATGAATTCGGGGATGTAAAACCTGCCGCATGGAACGAAAATATTTACCCAGCATTAAACACATTTAATCCGAACGATCCTGAATATAGGCCGTGGTGTTGGTTGTTTGGTGTTCCTGCTGGGCTAAACCATTACTACGAACTATGCGAATTAGCGAGCACAGGCGAATCCGAAGAGTTCAAGGTATTCCACTGGAAAAGCAGTGAGATTCTTCCCGAAGAAATAATTCATCAAGCGAAAAAAGTTCTTAGTGAAAAGCAGTTCCGGCAGGAATTCGAGGCCAGTTTCGAGACGGCAAGCGGCAGGATATACGAGAATTATAGTTCCGCGAACTATACCAATGAAGAGATAAAGCCCCATGAACAGCTTTGCTGGTATCACGATTTCAACTTTACGCCCCTTTCCAGTGGTATAGGGGTCATGAGGAACAAGAATGTTTTTCTACTGGACGAGATCATCTTGGCTTCAGCCATTGCCACGGAATCAGCACAGGAATTCGTTGACAGGTATAGGAACCATAAGAACAAGAAAGTTGTGATATATGGAGACCCTTCAGGCAGAGCAGGAGAGAAGCATGGGCATGTTTCGGACTATATCCAGATAGAGTCGTATCTAAGATCGCACGGATGGCAGTTTGTCCGCAAGGTTAAACCTTCTACTCGTTCCATAAAGGACGGACAAAACGCAGTAAGGGCCAAAATAAGAAACGCGCACGGAGAAACCTCGCTGTATGTTAATATAAATAAAGCGAAATATACTCACAGGGCGCTAGCCAACGGTCAATTAAAGGAAGGATCGACGTTTTTGGAAGCGGATAGCGAGTATCAGCACATTGGAACGGCGGTACGGTATTTCGTGGACTACGAGTTCCCGATTAGCGGGGGACTATCGAGGATAAACTTAGGGGGGATGGCATGATAGAGACAAGAAACCCGCAATACGAGAAGATGCAATCGCGCTGGCGCATGTGTCGAGATGCCGCTGCCGGGGAATATGAAGTTCACCAAGCAGGGCCGCTTTACCTTCCGAAGCTGAATCAGGAAAGAGGGGACGATTATCAAGCACGGGTCGAAATGACTCCGTTTTTTGGTGCAACATGGCGGACGATCATAACCCTACGGGGCATGATGTTTCGTAAGGCCCCGGACATTATCATCCCGGAATCAATGCGCGACGATCTGGAAAACATCGATAACACAGGCCAAACGTTCACTTCGTTTGCCCAAGATGTTTCCCTGGAGGGGTTGACCGTTGGGCGTGTCGGTATACTGACAGATTTTTCAGAGGTTCCCCAAGGGATCACCCAGGCAGACGCCCAGGGTCTTCGATCGTTTTTAACTGAGTATTACGCGGAAGCTATCCTTGATTGGGAATATGTGGTTGAGGGTGGAATCAAGAAGCTGGCCATGGTTCGACTTCTGGAAGACCAGGCGGACTACCAGGGAGTCGAACTGGAGAAGCATCAAGAATTACACCGTGTTCTATCCTTGACGGATACCGGATATATCCAGCAGGTTTTTATTGTAGATCGACGAGATCAGATTCAGGTCGGGGAGGACATCATCCCAAGGATGCGCGGCGCGACAATGAACTTCATTCCATTTCAGCCGATTGGTGTCGACACGCTCAGCATGGAAGTGGAGATCCCCCCGCTAATGGATCTGATAACGCTTAATTTTCACCATTACCGACAGTCATCCGCATATGAACGCGGTTGCTTCTTGTCGGGCTGTCCTACGTTGTTTATCTACGGAAATAACGACGACGACAAAAAGATTTATGTGGGTGGTGCAACGGCGAATAGCTTCGGAGACCCTTCAACCAAGGCGGAATATGTTGAGGTGCAGAGCAATTTTCAGGCGCTTCTTGAGAACCTGAAACAGAAGGAACACCAAATGGCCGTTCTTGGTGCGAGGATGCTTGAGCCCAAGACGTCCGGGGTTGAATCTGCGGAGACATGGCAGCGGAAGCAGTCGGGGGAAGAATCAATTCTGGCGGACATATCAACCACGGTTGGGCAAGGGCTGACAAAAGCGCTTCAGTGGGAAGTGGAATGGATGGGCGGCGATCCTGAACAGGTGGATGTTCAACTCAATAAGGAGTTTCTGCCATTCGACATGACCCCGCAGGAAATAACTGCATTCATGAATGCATACCTGCAAAGAACGGTTAGCTTCGACACCCTGTACACTAATTTCAAACGCGCGGGGCTATACTCCGAAGACAGCACGATGGAAGACGAGCTAGCCAAGATAAACGAAGGTGCGCCAGGACAAGTATGACAGTAACGCATGTAAATTTCGGCAATAAACAATCAGAAGATTTTGAGACTGAGATTGCCGAGGCCATAAACAAGGCAACCACTAACGGTGTTTCGGAGGTGGTTGTCATTGGCTTGCTCAACATCTACGCGCAGGAATTGGCGCTGCAGTTAATTGAGGACGACAATTGCCCACAGTAAACCAAGAATTACTTGACAGGATCATCCGCTTCCAGGTGGACCTACGAAGGTTGGAGGCGGGGACAAAGAGACAGGTGCTTGAACAGCTTGAAGGATTGCAACGCCTCCTCCTGGGCGAATTGGCGAGCGGTGAGATCCGCACGTTTTCCAAGGCAAAGACCCAGGAACTAATCAACCGTATAACTCCCATACTTGCTAGACACTACGCAGCAGCCCAGGAAGAACTACAGGACCAACTAACGGGCCTCGCATCGGTGCAGGTCGAGAATGCAGAGAACACGTTAAAGACAACGGTTTTTGTTGATCGGGAAGTGGTACTTCCTTCTGAGACCCTTATCTCCCGAGTGGCGAACAATGTCCTCATAGATGGCGGTCCGCTTGCCGCGTGGTGGACCAGACAAACGCAGGACATACAATTCAAAATGTCCGCAGCCATTCGTGAAGGGGTGCTTCTGAATGAAACCAATGATCAGATAATAAGCAAGGTCATTGGTCGGGGCAATGAGCCGGGCATATTGCCGATCGCAAGGCGAAACGTTGCGTCCCTGGTGCAGACTGCAACGCACCAGGTGAACAACGACGCGCGGCAATTGGTGTATGAAAAGAACGACGATGTGATCAAGGCATTGATCTGGTTCACGGCACTGGATGAACGGGTTTGTCCTTTGTGTATTGCCCGATCAGGTAAGAAGTGGCGCAACGGCGCGGAGCATACTCCGATCGGCCACACGATCCCGTTCCAGGTTCCACCCATACACTTCAATGATCGGTGTGTGCTGCTTCCGGAAACATTAACGTTTGAGGAAATGGGGCTTGATATGCCGGAGCCGGAGATAGGCGAACGTGCTTCCGACTTGGGCCCACTGTCAGCGGATACTACAATGGAACAATACTTGCGGCGGGTGTCGGATGCCCAACAAAATGAAATGATGGGCGCAGGCCGTGCGCAGCTATGGCGCGACGGCAAAATAACCTTGGGACAGTTGCTTGATGGCCGGGGAAGAGAATTAACCCTTGAACAGATACGGGAACGCCACTTGCGTTAGAATGGCACGTATGTTATAAAGGGCGCATTATATGGCTACTCAGTTCTGAGTGGTTCCTTAATCGCCAACGGCGAGGCTGGCAACGTCAGCTTATAGTTTTACAATCAATCCTAAAGGGATATAAAAATGGCACTAGAATTGCATGTTGACTCGTTAGATTCACTTGATGAAACAGTAAAAGGTTTTTACAAAGAATCTGACAAAGGCGGCTTTACTTTAGATGTTTCAGGTTACAAAGATCCAGACCCCGACGGCCTAAAAACAGCTTTCGAGAAACAAAAGGACTTGGCCAAGAAATCTAAAGAAGAACTAAACACGCTGAAACAAACACTCAAAGACTTGCAAAGCAAGTACGATGGAATAGACCCTGAGAAAGTCAAGAACCTGCTTTCTAAGTTGGAAAACGACGATGAAGCAAAACTTTTGGCCGAGGGCAAGATAGAGGAAGTTGTAAGCCGAAGAATGCAAAAGCTTTCCGACGAATATGAACGGAAGCTGGCGGACGAGAAAAAGCTTGCAGAGCAGGCAAACGGCAAAGCAACCAGTTTCGAGAATCTGGTTCTTGAAAACAATATTCGATCAGCGGCGGTTGAGGCAGGACTACACAAACATGCGGTCGAGGATGCAATTATTAGGGCACGGAGCATTTTTACGTTGGACGAAAAGGGCCAGGCGGTCCAGATCGAAAACGGGGAAGTGGTTCTAGGCAAAGACGGCAAGCAGCCGTTTTCTCCCAAAGATTGGTTAGATGAAATGAAGGAACGTGCGCCACACTGGTTTCCCGCTGATAATTCAGGCGGCGGTAGTGGGGGCAATAAGAACAGAACCGGGGTAGGAAAAGATTTAGGGGGCCTCAACCCAAGAGAACGGCTACTTGCGGCGAGGCAACAAGGGAAATAATTTTTCTTAAATAGGAAGGTACACAATGGCATTAACACTATTAGAAGCGGCCAAACTTGAAAGCGGCAACGCTATCCGTTCGGCTATTATCGAAATGTATGCAGGCTCAAGCGACATCTTGGCCAATCTGCCTTTCGAGAATATCACAGGTAATTCTATTTCATACAACCAGGAAGCGAGTTTACCTGGTGTCGGCTTCCGTGGTGTTAATGAGGCATATACCGCAAGCACTGGTGTATTGAACCCATTGACCGAACGGCTTGTTATTGCCGGTGGTGATTTAGATGTCGACAAATTCATCGTCGATACCCAAGGCGAAGCACAGCGCACCGTTCACGAAGAAATGAAGGTTCGCGCTTTGGGCCTTGCCTGGACTCGCAAGTTCATTAAGGGTGACACAACAACCGACGTTCGAGAATTCGACGGACTGCAAACACGCGTTACCGGCAACCAGGTAATTTCTGCAGGCAGCACCGCGAACGGCGCAGCGCTTTCTCTTGCTAAACTTGACGAAGCGATTGATCAGACTTTCCAACCAAGCGCTTTGATTATGAGCCGGGCAATGGCGCGTAAATTCAGTGCGGCAACACGCGCTACCGGGGTGAGTGGTTACATCACCTGGGACCGTAACGAGTTGGGCCGTCGGGTCATGGCTTACAACGATCTGCCGATCTGGACAGTTGACTTGGATAATGAAGAGAATCCAATTCTACCGTTCACCGAAGCAGCATCTAGTGGTACCTCAACCGCTACATCGATCTACATTGTCAGCTTGGGCCCAATGGGTCTAACAGGCATTCAGAATGGCATGGTAGACGTGCGCGACTTGGGCGAACTGGAGAGCCAGCCAGCATTTCGGACTCGTGTCGAGTGGTACAACGGTTTGGCAATTTATCATGGCCGTGCAGTTACCCGCTTGCAGCATATTGGTGACTTGGCTATCGTAGCCTAAGACTGATTTAATTCACGATTAAGACATTTAAAGGTTAAATAAGATGGCAAATGAATACTCACAGTTTCAATACGACGACGCGCTAAACCTGAAAGACGCTGGTTTAGTTGCTTCTACGGCAGCGGGGTCTACTATTCTTGACTTGGGCCCAGGTATCGTTGACGGCTTCATCGTTCTCGATGTTACGGCGGTCGAAGTTGCGGATGGTAACGAAATTTATGATATTTCCCTGGAAGGGTCTAACGTTGCCGCCATGACTTCCGGCAGTGTTACATTGGCGACGATCGAAATGGGTAACGCAGCGGCTCCCGCTGATGCCGATACCGGCACAGGTCGTTTCGCGGTTCCTTTCCGTAACGAGCAAAACGGCACCATTTATCGTTATGTCCGTATCCATACCGCGGTTGCCGGCACAGTGGCAACAGGTATCAATTACAGCGCTTTCTTGGCTAAACGATAAGGTGACGTATGCGGACCGTTTACGATGAAAAAGGTGAAAGTTTCACAGTTGATTCGGTAGACGCGCGGGAATATTTGGCAACGGGGCGGTTCTTCAGTGAACCCCCTCAGCCAGAAAAGCCAAAGCCCGCATCGAAACCTGCACCGAAACCCAAGACAACCAAGAAGGTGAAAGATGACAACATCAATACGAGTATCTCAGGAAGTTAAGCCAGGCATCCAGCGATTTAGAGCTCAGGCAACTGGTTTTGTCGGGGAAGTACACAGTATTCTTAACTATGGTGCAACGGGTGGAGCAGATGACAGCGCAGCGGTGGAAGCTGCGGTTACTGCGGCGGCCGTTCGCGGGGGATCTGTTTTATTCCCTCCTGGGGAATGGAGGATATCGAATATATCCGTTCTGTCCAAGGTGAGTTTCATAGGTTCCGGATGGTTCAACACTAAATTGATGCTTCCTGACGGGGCAACTGATCCGATGTTCTTGTTTAAGGACGACGGGGAAGACTTGGACATGGCAGGGTGGCAAGGTTTGTGGCTGTATGGTAATGGTACAGACGACGTGCATGGAATAGATTTATCCACAGCGGCAAGGTGGGAGTTTGGCCAGATCACAGGATGTAGAGTAGAAAACTTCAACATAGGGGTAAGGGGGACGTTAAGAGATAGGAGGCCGTATATCTCCTTTTGTCAGTTTTGGGGAAACAATAAAGGATACTATACGATTGGTGACCACACCCAAATCCACAGTTGTGACTTCCGTCAAAACACGATCGGATTGTCTGGCGACAATATGTATGACATGCAAATCAATAACACCACGTTTGCCTATAACACAAACGGTATTTTACCTGATGACGGTGAAGGCGGCGGGGCTATCCAGCAAACGATTTTAACCAATTGTCAATTTTTCTCGAATGTGATGGGCGGTGCGGATGTTAATAACCGTGTGACATTTAGTAACTGTCTTTTCGCTGCTGCGACTGGGATCGATCTTGATGATTCTTATGCGGTTAAAATCAGAGGTACCCATTGCTCTATTATTGGCGGTATCGTGAACCAAGAGGTTGACACAGCATATTTTGGAGATGCGGTTTTTATCATTGATGTGGATGCAGGCAATGAAGACATCTCTATAAAAGATGTCGAGTTTATCTGCCATGACTTCATACGTACGTCGGACGATGTTACCAACAGGCGCATCTCTATAACTGGAAACAATGGTTTGACGCGCGGAAGATTTTTAATGATGGAGTCTGGAGTTAATGGGTGTCAAGGGTGCAACATATCGGATAACAGCATAGAGGTTGTGACCAGCGACACTAATCTGATTGCGGGGCAAGGGGTGATTGAAATAGATACAGCGCACCCTAGCAACGGTAATCGGATCATTGGTAACACGATAATGTCACCAGAGGCCAGCATGCCCGCTGATGCGATTCGCGGGGATCTTAGAGCTACTGTCTGCACATTCAACACAATACGAAACGTATCAACAGTTGTCGCAACTGCAACGAACGGCGGCACGATAAATGTAAATAACGTGGTTGATGGAACGCTGACAACATAATGGCACTAACAGTCGAAGACGGAAGCATCGTAACGGGGGCGGAGAGTTATACATCCGTTTCCGATGCGGACACGTATCACGCCAACCTGGGAAATGCAGCTTGGGCCTTACTCAGCACGGCCGAAAAAGAGGAGGCGTTACGCGGTGCAACCCAATACATGCTGCAGAAGTATGGCGGCAATTGGTTGGGCTATCGGGTCAACAGTACGCAGGTTCTCGATTGGCCCAGGCAGTTCGTTCCAATCAGTGACCTGCTTTACATCGAATACGTGACGAATACCACGATTCCCGACGAAATAAAGAGCGCTTGTGCGTCCTTGGCGCTTCGGGCGAATACGGAAGAACTGATACCCGACGAAGAACAACAGGTTTTGCGTGAGAAAGTAGACGTGATCGAGACTGAGTACGCGGAGTTCAGCACAGCACGAAAGAAGTATATTGAGGTTGATTTGATGCTTAAAAAGTACCTGTCTAATACGGCGGGCGCGCTTCAGATGATCCGAGTGTAATGGGAACCTATGATCGACAAATTGCTACAGCCCTGAAATTGATCCGGGAGAAAGGCAGGGCGGTTAATATCGCGCGTGAAGGTCACAGTACATATGACCCTGCAACACAGCAGGCTGCCTCGACAGGCACGACGAACTTAACGCTTCAGGGTGTCACGACACCAGCGACTCAGGCAAAGACTGAGAAATTCGAGATTACGTTTCAAGACCGGGAATCGCTTGTTTCGCGAGAGTTACGATTTCTTATATGCGCTGCAAGTGGTGCGACGTTTCGCCCAAAGGAGAGCGACGTGGTGACGATTGACGGCGATGATTTCCACATCCTGGGAATGACTCGGGTATCAATCAACGGCGAAGACATTATTTATAAATTTGGCGTATACAGGTGATATCAGACATGAGTCCAGGCTTTTCGTGCAACAATCACACTGACGCAGGGTTGCGAAACGTGAAAAATTTCGGCTATGGTTTTCTGCGGCGTACCTTTTCGTGATCGTGACTGGGAAAC